TGACAGCAAGCACAGCTGCAGCTAAGCCGGCAACAACACCGATTGCTATGGCGGTCACGTCTTTGTTTGCTGCCATAGCGCCGGTCAGGCCGCTTAATAGCTTGGTGCCTTTTTCAACAATGGGCAGCAGGATCATGCCTAGCTCGGCTTGCAAATCCTTGAATTGGGCAGTCAAGATTCGTTGACTGTTTGCTAGGCCATCGCTGGTTCGCTCGAAGTCACCTTGCGCGTCAGTGGTGGCTTTCATAATTAACGATTGCGTGGCCAATGTTTTCTGCTGGGCAGTGAGTTTGTCTGTAGTTCCACCTAATGCTTTGTCAAGCCTGTTTTCAGCTTGTTCTAATTGCAAAGCTGTTTTAGCGGCTTCGTCACTATCTGCACCAAATTTAACCAAAGTCTCGTTATGTTTCTTAAATGCCATGTCGGCTTTTTGTACGGCAATACTTAGTTCTTGCTCGTTAATTGTCGTAGTAAGTAGCCCCATAGCCAATGCCTCGGCTGCTACAGCGTCAGCAGACAGCAAGACACCGAATCGTCGCATGGGCTCGCTCTCGCCTCGCAGAGCGGCTCCTAGCGCTAATACAGCTTCCTCTGGGCTGGTGTTGTTGAATGAAGCTAGGTCTGAAGCCAAGCTTGTGAAGTCGGTGCTAAAAGATGCCAGGTCTTGGCCAGTGAGGCCAGCTGCCTTGCCAAACGTGCCAAATGTGGCTGCTGCGTCGAGGGCTTGTTGGCGTGTCTGACCTAATGATGCTGCTGCTGTATCAGCAAATATTTGCACCTCGGTGGCTGCTTCACCAAATATGACGTTGGTTTTGCTGATGGTTTCGTTGAGATCGCTGGCTGCGTTGACTGCTGGCACAGCTGCTGCTGCAATACCAGCCAGGGCTGCAGCTGCCGGTAGGGCTGCTTTCTTAATTGCAAATTGAGCTTTCTTTCCAGCGCCTTCCAAGCTCTTAAATTCGTTGATGGCTTTTTGGATGCCCTTGCTATCGAATTCGGAGACAATAGGTATCGAAACAGCCATGGCTACATCCTATGAACTCTGCTGCATTACCAAATTGCGGTCAACTTCCTTCATTACTTTGTCGCATAGATTCTGCATTTCGCGTTCAACTTGGGTTCGATTTTTTTGCCATGATGGCCAAAGCGTACGTGATGCTGCACCATATCGGCCTTGCAATACGGCAATAAGTGTTTGACCGCCTACGGTACCAACTTTTCTGCCGTGTGATCCAACTCGACTTCGTTCACGAGGAGCGCGACCGCCTTTGCGACCAGCAATTTCATAAACGGTGTTTGCTAATCCAGTCCACACCACGCGAAATGTTGCAACATTTTCTTTGGTGCCTCTAAATTCTTTGACGCGCCGAGTACTGATTTTGGCTGTAATTAATTTAGATGCTTTAATGCCTTGCCAACCTGATGCTGGCAGCATTTCGTAACCGCTTTTAGTTTTCCAGGAGCCTGCAAAGCCACCAATAGGTTCACTATCTGGTACCGCGGCAACTGCATCATCAATAACACTTTTGACAATCTGTTTGTAATCTTTAGTAATTTCTCTGCGCAATTTCGGTGCTACTTTATTAAGTTCCTTTAGCGCGTCTTTGATGCCATAAATTTCAATTGTTGCGTTAGCGGCCATGCTTGTTTGCCTTCTTTGCTAGAAGTAACACGGTAGCCAAATCATCCATGTCAAACTCGATATCGGGAGGCCACCATCCAGTTGCCAGCAGCAAATCTGCTAACTGTCGTCTGATGCTGTGGCTTCCGTAGGGTTTGCGGTCGCGGACTCCACCACGTCAAAACTGTCCACTGCCAACAACCAAGCGTCGTAATCGCGCGCTTCGCGCTTGCCAACTGTCAATTGATGCCAGCACATAAACATCAAATCATCAACACCGATACCGCCTTGCAGATCGCTTACACGACGCTTAAATTTGCGTTCCCATGCAGCGACCGTCGCAATGGTGGTCGTGATTTGTTCTGTGACCATTTCCGCTGCTGGTGTCGTGTACGACACCTTTATGGTGAGTTTCACGCCGTGACATCCTCAACGAGCACTCCGCCAGTGACCGTGATTTCGACTTCTGACAGTTCACCGACCGAGCCGTTGACGAGGTCAAGTGATTCGAGGTAGCCACCAGTGATTTGGAATTCTGGATTGGTTGCCGAGATTGCAGCCGAGGTTGGCTTTACTGCGACGTACACGTTGGTGCCTACCAAAGCGGTCAGGTCAACGTATGTGCCGGGTGTTGCCGAGTATTCCATCAGCAGCGTTGCTGTGACCGTTACGTTGGTGAGTCCACCTACGTATTGGCGACCGGTGTTGCCAAACGATGTGCTGTCGAGCGACTCACGCGATTTGGTGATGACCACGCTCTTGCACTGGTCGGTCAAATCCACGATGCTGCCGACTGCGGCACCGATGCCGAATGTGGGGCTTGCGAGGTATGTGGTTGCGTTGGCCATGTAGCAGATCTCCTCTACGTCGAGGGTCGCTGCTTACCCGATGCGAAGTCTAGTCGGGCTATGGGCTTACTTTGGTGCGTATCGTCAGCTCGTAAGCAGGGTAATCAGCACCACCGTAGGACACTGTTGTGGGTCGGGCATCAGTGAGGCCAATCTTTGCCGCGCGTATCAGGTCAGCCAAATCAAGCAGTTGATCAAGCGTGCGATTGTCGCCAGTGCCCAGGCCGACTACCACGACTCTAAATTCCATGTCTGCAACCACGTTTGTTGACATGGTAATTGTGGGCGCTTCAACAATGCAGCAGGGCACGTTGATGGTGCGTGGATCGTCAAACACACGCAAGCCAGTGATGGTTTGTAGCTGTGTTACTAGCTGGTCGTAGCCAGCCTTAAACATATTTGCCATGTCAGGCCACCTGTGGCTTGTTGGCTCCGAGCAAGCGCAGAATCTGACCGTAGTTACCTGTTACCGGGCCGCCTGTGGCTAGTGGGTCAAATGATGCAAAGGCTTCGGTTGACCCGCGCTCACGGTACAAAATTGCCGCATATTGCACAGTGGCTAGTTTGGCATCTCCACCTGGCGGAGTGCTGGGCGAGTCAAAATATCCTGACTCTTGGCGCTTACGGTACGCAAATTGGTTAGCGGCACTTACTGCCATGTTGGCAACGTCTAAATCCGCGCTTGGGTCTGTAAAAGTAAAGCCGAGGTAATCCTCTAAATCGCCAAGGGCAATCCATGTGCAGGTGATGCTGTAGGTGACTGTGCCGGTGGCAGCTGCTCGATCTAGGTCATCGGTCGTAAGTGCGAACTGCACTTGGTTCGGGATAATCGTGTCGGTGTCGTACTGGTAATCGTCTTGCTGCGATACGCCAATGAAGTAATATTCGGGCAACGCCAGAATTTTGTGTGTGCCATTCCATGGCGAGCCGACACCAGCAATCGTTATTGATTGGCCGACCTCAAAATTGGTGGGTTCAAGCAACTGAACGATGGCAACATTACTGACAACCTGTTTATGGGTTATCGAGTAAGTCGCCACCGTTCAGAGTTCCCTGGAGGAAGGAACTTTAGGCGCGCGTGACGAATTTGGTTGCGTCAATCATGAACGTGGCAAAGTATCCACGGAACTTGATGTAACGCGACAGTGATCCATCAGCGGCTTCAACTTGGAGTGCACCCTTTTGCTGTTCGTAAATCTCGAAGCCATCAGCTGCACCGACGTACAAGTTGTTGCCGCCACCCTTGACGAGGTTCTTGTCAACCACAATGCGGAGGCCAAATGCTGAGCCTTGCACACTGCCGGGCTCAAGTGAGCCGAAAGCGTTTTGTGGGTTGAGGTTGGGGAACAGTGGGCGGTCGGCTGTGTCAACCAATGCGCCAAGGTTCGAGTAGTACAGCGGATCCATGATCAACACGTTTGGCAAGTTGCCATTGGAGTTGGTGAGGATGGTCTTGGCTGCTTCGTACACAAATGATGCCCAGTTGGCTGGGTCGGTTGCTGACGTAAGCGTTGCAGTCTGCGATACGCCTGCCTCGAACTGTGCACATGCGTACACGTCTGTGGCTTGTGCGTACAAGCGTGCCATGTCATCAACCAAGAGGCCGAGCACCTCGGGTTGTGTCCAATCCATGTCCTCCTCGGAGAGCCGCACGTACCCACCGAAAACTTCTTTGGTGATGTTGTTGTTCGAGACGACAAACGTGCCTTGATCGAGATCAACGTTTTCGCCGTTGCTTTGACCAATCGTGGTGTGCGTGGTCACCTTGGGGCGACGAAATACTTTGCCGCCTCCTGGCATGGCGCGAACACCCATGGCCGTAACCAATGGGCGATAGTTCGGCAAGAAGTTGTTGTACACCGGGCCGAGGATTGGCTCTGGCAAGATGCCAGGTGTGTCGGTCGTGACAACATCAGGTGCAGCTGCGCGAATGCGCGCGTGGAATTCTGATGCTTCTGATCCACCAGCCAAAACTTTGACGAGCCATTCACCAATGCTTGGCATTGCAAATGGTTTGCGTGGTTCAGCAAACAGCATTTGTGGTGCTGGTGCTGGCGCTGGTACTTCTACTGATGCTTCGACCTTGTCGGACATTTGAGTTGTCTCCTCTTGCTGTGGTTCGGTCGCTGCAACCTCTGTAATGGTAGCACCCTTAAACGCTGGTGCAGTCACTAACGACAACTCTACCCAATCGGCCTTCGCAATTACCATGGTGCCTTGATCGTCGTAGGTTGCGTCAATTACGTCAACGCCAACGCTGACTGCGTCAACTGCCTCGTCTTTAATCAGTTCGAGCATGTCGTTGCCCTCACTTGTGGCGCTTAAACGTGCTGTAAATACCATGCCTTCGCTGGAGTCAATGCGGCCTGTGACCACGCCAACTGGCTGTTCGGCATTGTGATATTTGAGCAGTTTTGGCTTCTTGCCAGTGATTGGCAGGCTGCCGCGCTGAAATTTTACGCGCGTACCGTCGCTGACCGTGGCCTCAACATCCCAGGGCACTGCGATGCCTGAAATGGTGCGTGGCGATTCGCCATCCTCGGCCAAAACAAATGTGTCTGTTGAAGTTAAGCGAATCATGCTGTCTCCGTTTCTGGTGTTGATGGTAGCGACTGGCCCGATGCAGCGTTGTCCGGGCCAGCCGCGTCCTCGTATTCCCCCAGGTATGTTTCAACGTCAAGATAGATGTAACGACCGCGTGGTGTCACATTGTTCATGCTCAACGTCTGCTCGATGCACTCAACGAATGGCTTAGCGCCGAACAAATACAAATCTTGGCGTGCTTGTTGCGCATTGGCGTAGGTCATGCCGCCACCAGTTGGTGCACCTACTAGGTATGGCGGAATATTTGCAACGCGCGCCATTTCTAATGCCTGGTAGGTGCGAGCTTCAGTTAACTGCAGTTTGGATGGATCCATGTAGGACTCTTTCCAATGCACGTACTGGTTCAATGCAGCGATTGCGTTGTTGTTGCGTGCAGCAGCGAAGCCAGCAGCAAGTTCTGACAATTCTTCACCGCTAAGCGGCTCACCTTCCATCTGCTGTAATACCCCGGCTGGTGTTTGATTCTTGGCAAACCTTTCAGCGCTGGTGTCAAGGTTGATGTTGGTGCGAATTGATCGAGCGCCCATTGTGAGCAAGCCTTGGATGGGGCTTAGGAATTGCACTACATCATTTGGGTCTAGTCGGTAGCCGTTGAAATACACTTCTTTGCTTGGGCCGAACCATTGTGGGCCAGCTTGGTCACGTGTCTGAACGTTGTCGGCTGGAATCCAAGTGAACGTTGCGGGAAAATTATTTCCAAATCTCGAAGTCACTATCCAGAAGGCCCGACCGTAAAACAGGAGATCATCGGTAGTCCACGACATGATGAAGTTGCGTGTGACGTTGGGATCTGGCTGATGAAACCAGGTGTCATCAGGAATAG